TGCTTGATGTGTGATGTTTGTGGCAAGTTGCCGTCAACACGCATCGTTGCACGGAAGGTTGCGAGTCCTGCGCTGAATGCGAAGTCATCGGAACGATCCAACTTGATGCCACCAACTTGGCGCACGAAGTACGAAGGCAAGTGACCAACGATCACTGATTTTGTACCAGTGGTTGCTTCGGCCATTGATGGGTTCTCATAGATTGGTTGACCCAACAATGTGTCAGGTGAACCGATGCCGAGTGCTGGTTGGAACACGTAGTTGCCTGCCGTGTCCTTCAACTTGCGAACGCGACCGATTGACTGACCAGTCATCATCCAACCAACACCTGGGAGCTGACGAGCAGCACCATCAAGTGAGTAGTACAGATCGATGAGGTTGTCTGCTGTGAAGCCGGTTGCTGTTCCAGAAGTACCGCCAACGCTTGACGCTGTGACGATGCCGTTTGGTTGCGACGAGCCTGAACCAACAGTCAATGCTGATCCAACTGCGAATCCAACTGCGTTGCCAACTTGATCAGCCAAGAAGCTGAGCATGTCAACACCAGAGTCTTCCAACAGTTCAAGCGAAACCTGTGTGAGGAATCCGAACTTGTAAGCCGACAACGTGACGAAGCTGTTGAACGCTGGGTCACTCTCGCCCAATGTCGCTGCTTCCGAGTTGACGCTGCCTACCGAGTAGGTGGACAGTGATGGAATCTGAAGGTTCTCGCCACCAGCGGTGTTGAGGACAGTTGATGTTCCAAGGACTGGGGCGATCATACGTGCTCGCATGATTACTTGGTCGTAGAACGATGTTGGGACTGGTGAACCAGTTGAGGACTTGAGGATGTCACGACGCTCAAATGAGTGCGAACGAACGTCGCCCTTGATGAGTGCGCGGATCATTGCCACGTCTTCTTGAACTGGTGCTGCCGAAACAGGACGAACCTGGTCTGCAATCTCACGGGTTGCTGCGTCCATGCGGAGTTCGCGTGATTCATCTTCACGGAGTTTGGCAATGGTTGCTGCACGCTCGTTCAACTCGTTGTTCAAACGTGCGTAGGTCTGTTCTTCTTCTGCTGAGAGGTCACGCTTTTCGGCTGTGGCCACGTCGATGATTGCTTTGGCTTGGTGCCAGGCTTGCTGACGAATCTCAACTTGACGGTCTAGATATTCTTTCATGGTTTTTTTCTGCTTTCGGATTGTTGTGGATGTGGATACGCAGGGAGTTACTACTTCTCAACCTGATGCGGCTCCGCATTCAGCAACATCGCAGCGGCTCCGCTGAACAATGCAGTGACCTGATGTTAGGCGATGGTCTTCAACAAATCAAGGTGCTTGGCCATCACGCCCAAACGCGCTGGAGCAGCTTCTTGAATCGGTTCAAGTTTGGCAACAGTTTCACGCAACAACATCGCATGATCTTGCGACAAGGTTTGACCTGATTCAAGGTTGGTGATCGCTGCTGCGAGCTGATCGGCATCGATGCCGGTACGAACCGAGAGGGCATCAAGGGAACGAACAGATGCTGATGTTGCTGTGTATGCAGGGAATCCCGTGACAACGCTCACTTCAAACAGTTTGATCTGACGCAGTTCGCGTGTCATCCCATCATCGGAGAAGTAGTCGCCACCAGTAGGAACAGAGAACCCGAACGACATCGAGTTCACATCTCCACGCTTCATCAACACCGACAGGTCACGACCAACCGAAGTATCTGGCAACGAAGCATCAACGAACAACCCTTTGGAATCTTCCGACAAACGCAATGTCTTAGCTTTGGTTGTGGCCAACAGCATGCTCGAATCATGGTTCATGTACATGCGCACATTGTTCCTTGACTTCAAAGTCTTGGAGAATGCGCCAGGCATAATCCGTTCAATGAACGGCAACGGCTCAGAAGGTGAATTGAAGACTGCTGCATAACCTGTGAACGACATGCCATCACCGTTCTGATCTTGTCGCAGTTCAAAGTCATTGGATGTGATGCGTCGAGTTTCAACAAGTTCTTCCATGCCGCCAATACTAACAACATTCCCAGACATGGTTCTAGTGGACTTCGGATGCGACTTCGGAAGAAGGTCGTTGTCACCAATGTATTTTGCGTTCTCAGGTCTGCCGTTGCGCAACAAATACAAGAACGCATTCACCCGTGCATACGACCATTGATCGCGTGTCACACCTGGACGATGCGAAGTTGAATACGCTCCAGCTCCTCGACGGAACACTGTGCGCAACATACCAACCGTTGCCCGTTTGCCAGGGTTGTCACCGACTTCATCGTTGTGTTCTTTGGCTTTGTTTGCCAAACCTGTCTCAATGGCTTCTGACAGTTCAATCGTCTTCTCACCAGCAGGAGCCTTCGCAGACCCAACAGGATTCTTATCTGATCCAGTGATCTGATCTTTCGGTGGGGCAGGAGCATCAGCGCGTTCCGCTTTGATCTGTTCGGCTTTGCGTGAATAGAAGTCCCGTGCCGGTTGAGGGTTCAACGGATTGATGCCCCACAAATAGTGTGCAACAGCACCAGCACCAGGGAACTCATCATCGTCAGCGTTCGAGTTCTTTGGTGCTTGCAAATCCACAGCATGACGTTCCGACCATGCAGCCGAACGAATCACCTTGTCCTCAGACATCTCACCGCGAGCCAACTCCCGTGCCTCACGAACCGTCTTGTCAGTCAAACCATCACCAGCCAAGCCTTGACCGTAGTAGTCCAAACCTTTACGCGCTGCACTCCGAATGTAAGTCGGAACTTCTAGAGATACTTGACGCATCTCCTCATGCTCATATTCTTCGTCGTGAGGTTGCCAAGCGTTGCAGTACCAACCGCCAAGAACATACGCATCCCACTTCATGCAATACGCCTTCAACTCTCTGCCATCTTCTTGAATCATGTCTTCGTTGTAGTAATGGCAGTTCCCACATGCTCGACCTTCAGGAACATCAGGAGACAACGCAGGACGATAGTTGTCCGGCAACGCACGTTCGCCACCAGGTTCCAAACCTTCACCGATAGAGATTGCAATCATCTGGTCAATCGCATCCTGCTTCGACTTATGGCAACCAAGAACTTCACCGTCTTCTTTGACGGTTGCCCAACCTGAACAATCAGGTGACTTGTCAGTTATGAAATAAGGCATCAGACCAACAACAATACTTCAGCATCATCATCCAAGATGGAGAACGTCACCGATCCCAACGCACCCACATCAAACCCACCAAGCCTCGACCCAGCCTGAGCCGACACCAACACAGGTCGTCTCGGTTTCGGAATCTCAACAACGATCTGTTCTGGTGGTTCATGTTTCTTGACTGGTGTGGCAGGTTGCTTCCACCAGCGTGACCCTGAAGGGGGGATATACGGTGGTTCAGGAGGTACTGATTGCGCTGTGGCTGAAGCAACCAGCCCATCCAACGGTGCATCAAATACAGGGAAGATGACCGCTGACGCTGAAGCCGTCGCGTCTAATCGCCCGAGTGAAGAATTGAGAACAGGGAACAGTGTTGATGATGCTTGAGCAGTGGCATCTAGCCCACCCAAACTTGAAGACAGAACAGGGAATATCTCGGATTGCGCAGTCGCAGACGCAGCCAATCCACCAAGCGATGAAGTCAGAACAGGGAACAAAATTGATTGGGCAGACGCTGAAGCACTAAGCCCACCCAAAGACGATGAGCCTGTGGCAACAGTTAGGAACTGACCGCCATCAAGAACAGCTGCGCCGTCAAGCGTTGAAGTGTCAAGAATGAACGCTGCACCACCACCAAGACCGAAGCCTGAATTGTCGAGTGTGGTTGAGTCGAGGACGAACCGTTGAACGGCCATCACTAACCTACGATGCGAGCGTCAATGAGACGGTGAGATTGCCTGCACTGATTGTGTAGGTGTCGCCTGCTGTATAGGCACCAGCAACGATTGATCCAGAGAACAAGAAGTTCCCTCCTGATAACGCATCCCAACAGGTGAAGTGCGTTGCATCTTGGTTGCCTGTGATATTCGTCCAACTAATATCTGCATCAGATGTCAATGCACCAGCAGAAGCAGCACTAAACGACACAGCCTTGCGAGTTGTCTCGGTTGCAGGATGTGCCGTCCCAGCAGTTCCAGGGTCTTGCGTATGCAACTTCACATACGGTTGCGCTACCGAGAACGATGTGGCATTCCCTAACGCATCCATCCAAGCGTTGCCCAAATATGCGCTGATTCCGTGTGCCATTAGTCTTCAACCCTTTCAGTGATCGTCAAGATACGCCCATCAGCGTCACGCTCAACGGTGCGAATCGTTGGCTTCGACTGTGGCATGTTGACACGAACCACAGTCTCAGGAACATTGATGATCGGTGCAGGAACATTCACAGCCGGAGGCGTATAGTTCAACACCACTTCAGGCATATTGATATTCATATCCTGCGACTTCACTTCATACACCGAAGCAGGATCAGCAGGATTGATTGTTGACAACGCTTGCAACTGTGTCGAAGGAACACCAGTGTGCGCAATCTTCGGCAACTCCAACGAAGCCATCACCTCAGCAGGATCAAACCCTGACAGAATCAAACGCTGAGCGATAACCGACTTGCGATCCAACTCAGACAAGTTCGCAGCAGCTATGTCCACGTTCGCCAACGGAACCCGATACACATCCCCACCCTCAGTCGGAGTCATATCTTCGATGCGATGGATGTCGTTGATTGACAAGAAGCCTGATTGCAAACCTGTGGAGAATGCTGCATATCGTGATGCTTGGTCACCACGCAATAGACCGTCCACGTTGAACTTCAAGAATGCGCGACTGTCCAACAACTTCTGGTATCCATCTTCAATCTTGGAGATGTACGGACGCAACGTGTGTTGAACGAAGTGGATGCCGTTCTGCTCTACCGACGCATACGACATTGCTCCAGCTGTGGTGACACCGAGCATTGATGGTGGGCATCGGAAGATGCGACCAATCTCCTCGATGGCGAAGCGGCGTGATTCTAGGAACTGTGCCGAATCGTTGTCAACAGTTGTCTTGGTGAACTTTGCTCCACCGAACAACACGCCTGGACGATGTGATCTGCGCAAACCTTTGTGACCTTCTTCAAACGATGCAACCAAATCTTTGGCTTGCTCACGGGTGAGGTTGCCTGGGAACTCGATGATGCCGGACGCTGCTGAACCTTGACCGAAGAATCTTGCAGCGAACTCCTCCAACGCTCTTGCCAAACCGAGATTCTCTTTGATCAGGTCAATCTTGGAACGGCCACGAAGTTCACCTGGCAGACGCATCTCGGTGATGTGGATCATGTCGTCAGACTGGATCACGTCACGTTGCTCATAGATGAAGATCGGTCTGCGTGTTACTTGGTCACGACTGCAATCAACCTTCTCAGGGTTGAGAACAACCAACCCTGCGATTCCTTGATCGTCGCGCAAGATACGTGTGAACGAGTTGCCATTCAACAGCAACGACACCAGCACTTGTTGAAAGTGTTCGGTGCGTGTCACACCAGACTCAGGGCTATCAAGCCACATTGGTCGAGGTCGGAATGCTTTACGTTCTGCACCTACGCGAATGTAAGTATCGACTGGCAAAGTTGAGATTGAATCGGAGATGAGACGGACGCAGGCGTACACTGCTTCGATCTTTAGTGAATCTATTTGGGTGACTGTGGTTCCAGCGTTTGTTGTCTTG